TATCCAAAAAGACCGTCTAGTCTAGCAAGTCTATCTTGAAATCTTTGTCCGGCATCACTACTAGAGTTGCCGCCATTTCTTAAATTTCTTAAATCATTAAGTACATCTAAGAATCTTCTTCCTTTATTTATGCCACTTACAGAGTTAGGTTTTTTATAATCTGTTGTAAATGTTCTAAATGCAAAGGTACATTCAAATCTCATTATATCTCCACTCTCAGAATTCAATTCTTGTTGTGCAAAAGATACTGGATATGCTTCGTAAAGTTTATAGACCAATGAGTCTTTATCTGAATTTGTTATTTGTGATATTTCAATCTCACCAATGTAATCGTTATAGTATGAGAATTGTGGATTGATTGAAGTTCCGGAATCTTTTCCTCTAAACACTGCGGCCTGCCATGCCTCTATTACATATCTATCAGCAAATGTTGAGTCACATAAGAAAGTGAATGATACTTCACCTCCGTCATGTGTTAAGTTGTAAGGCAACTTTCTAGTTGGTCCATATTCAGACCAATCAGCAGTTTCTAATTGTCTGCCTGGTAATGATGCGGTGATACATCTTAGTCCCTCAAAAGACTTTGCACCAAATAGAGTATCGCAAAAGAAATTTACTTGAAATCTATTTGCTCTGGCACCTTGGTCAAAGTTGTGTCTTAGTTTATCTATGTTTAATCTATCAGCCATTTATTTTCTCCAGACTTTCTTTCCATATTTCTTTTTGTTCTTTCTTCTGCCATTGGGCAAGTGGTAACATTGCAATTGAGTCCCAATAGTCAGGAGTCACCTCAAGTGGTCTGTTTATAATTTGTGTTGTTAGATATTTTCTATAACACGCCTTAAAGTATCTTAGTTTTCTGATACTTGATATCATCTCATATGTCATTCTAATTTTTGAACGCATAAGTTCAGCATGGTACATATCCAACTTGTCTCCTTGACCTAGTATCTCTTCGTCTGGTTCTTGTATCTCATACTTGTACAACTCATACAAAAATCTAACACGAAGTCTAGGCGGAAGATAATGCAAATTAAGTCCTGTAAATCCGTCCTGTGTAATCTCTAATATAAAGATTAAAGGAAATCTATCCCAATAAGGAAGTTTATCTTTAGTCTTTGCATCATAAAAGAAAAGATACATTCTACCTTCTAAATATCTTTTCGCTTTTCTTAATTCTGATTGTCTATAAAAACCTTCACTAGATAACTTCATGGTCTGAACTCTTTGTCTAAACCAAGTCAATGCTTGTAAAGACCTTTGTTCTAGTTCGACAGGTTTTTCAGTTCTTAAAATATCTAATAGACTTTCCATGCCTATTATTTATGTTAAATTTTATAGATATTGAAGTTTTCTTTTTCGATTCTTTCGCAAGACTCAGGATAAAGTCCTAAAATCTCCGTGAGGTCAGCTAGCTTTAGAGTATAATCATTTTTGGTTTCAATCGCTACACCTGTCGAACCTTCTGTTCGTACATACTGTTTTACATCATCATCCGGATTGCCAATGAGTACGGGTAATTTTCTATCGAACATTGTACGAATCAATTCTACCGAACCTGCAATACTTGGTCTATCTTCTTGCATGTGACATTCCATTATCTTACCATCCATATTACTGTAAAAATTAGTTTTGCCTTCTACAGTGAAGATATCTACCCATTCTTCGAAGCGGAGAGGCGCTTTGTTTTCAAAATGCCCTACATTATCCCACAAAACTATCTTCTCCTCTCTTGCTTTTAGATACCATAATGCATGAATACGAGACATGCCTGGATGAACAAAGATATACTTGCTTTCTGTTAGTCCTTGTATAGTAGAATCTAGTCCAACAGTTCTATATTGGTCTACAAGATACATTATTTTACATGTATGATATGAGTGATTGTCAATTTCATTTTCACCTGTAATCTTTGTTAGAGTTTTTTGTTCTATTGGTGTACCGTCTATGTTGTCAAGTAGTCTTGTTACCGATTGATTTAAGATTGCATCGGTATATCTTCCACTTTTTTCACCTATGAGTTCTTTTTCCTCGCAGTCTCTTAGGGTAACTAGATAGGGCTTGTGCGAGTTTTTACTAATCCAGTCGAAGTGTTCTTTTGCTTTTGCAGTTTCTTCTGATATCTCTTCCTCAGTCTTTTCATGAAAGTGGAACCATGTGGATTTTTTATACTTTATCTCTTCTGTAGATTCTTCTTCAAACATTCTTTATATACTCCTCGACTCTTCTCAGGTCTTCTATTGTGTCTACTGAAAGACCTTCATCTTTCACTTTAGTCATTCTAACTTTTAATCCGTTTTCTACATATCTTAACATTTCTACTGATTCAGATTTCTCATTCTCACCCACAGGTAAATTAGGAAACATTTCTAACATATCTCTATCAAATGCGTACAAACCTAGTTGTTGTTTATTTGATATTGGTAATCTTGAATAGTGCAATGCATAAGTCTTAAGAAGTTGTGGTGTTCCTATTGCAACCTTTACCACATTCTTATCATGTAGTTTGTAGTCATCGTCTATATCGACATATGCATTTGATACACCGCCAGTATGATTCTCTATAAGTGAATCAATTGCATCTGGATTGATAAGAGGTTCGTCTCCTTGAATATTGACAAATACATTTCCGTCTAGCAGTTCTAGTGCTTTCGCACATCTGTCTGTACCAGAACGCACATCTTCTACTATCATGACACAACGCATCTCATTCTTAGAACAGTAATCATTGATTCGTTCATCGTCTGTAAGAACAACTATGCTGTCAAGTTCTTGGCACTTTGCAGCTTGTTCATACACTCGTCTAATCATAGGCACATCATTTATTAGTGCTAGAGGTTTACCAGGAAATCTAGTTGATTCCCATCTTGCAGGTATTAACCCTACAGTGTGATTATCTGTTCTATTCGGTCTAGAGAGATTTCGCATTTCACTTGTCCATATCCATATTTCACATGAATGAATTTTATACCTGCTCTTTCAGCAGCCCATTTATCAGTTTGCATATCACCGACATAATAAGTATCTAGTGGGTCTACATTACACATCGCCGTTGCAAATAGTAATTGGTCAGGCGCAGGTTTGCCTCTTAGTCCAGATTTAGGACTAACAACACAATCAAACTCAGGTAAGTCTTTTATCATTACCTTTGTTCGGTCTATATCTTTTGAGGTGGCAATGGCAATCTTATGGCCATCTTCTTTCAACTTGTTTAGTGTTTCTACTACACCAGGATATATAGACACTAACTCACAAGACATTAATGATGCTTCATCATAAGTCTTTTTGATTGCACATTGATTTTCGGTTATACCTATTTCTGTTAATATAGTTTTGAATGGTTTGCCTACATGTTTGAAGTAGTCTTCAAAAGTGGGTTCTACTTTGTGTTCTAGTTTTACAATGTCCCAAGACATGTTCATGTTTTTCTTCGAGTCGATGAGAACGCCATCGAGGTCGAACATATAAAGTTTCTTCATTTTTTTGGTACTAAATGGTCCTCTGTTAATATTCTAAATGCAAGTTTTCTTTCAGCACAAAACTCTTCGGCAGCTTTGAACTTTGATTGATTTACTGCATAGTTAGATACTTCTGTTAAGTATCTTTTGGTTTTTCTTTTGGGTTCTTTAGGTGGCGAAAGATATTTTTTAGGTTTCACCTCTATGATTTCACGAATAATTTTACCTTGTTTATTCTTATACTTAATATAGAAGTCTGGAAAGTATCTATGGATTCTATTATCGAGAGGTGACCTGTAAGGTATGATTACTTCTTCGCTACCCCATTCTAATATAGAAGCACTTCCATCGCAATAAACCATAAATCTTCTCTCCCAAAGAGAACGATAAAAGATTTTTGTTGGGTCTCCTTTATATTTTTTGTAGTTCTTTGGTTTGAACCTTCCACTGTATGACATAAATAACTATATTAAAGATTAATCTAAGAGTATTTATATGGCATATATCGACAAACTCCTGAACAAATTCAACAAAGTAAAAAATGCAGTCAACAGCATTAAAGGTATTCAGAGTAAAATTCAGTCTATCAACTACACAACAGCTATCGATGCTTTGGGTCTTGAGAAAGGAGCTGCAGAAGATTTAATCAACAGTAGAAGAAGTTCACTAGAAAAACAATTAAGTTCTTCTGGTATGGCCAGAGGTCATTCTGCTAAACCACCTTCTGTTAGGGGAACTAATATAGTTTATCCCTTTCATGACAGATTAGAGAATTACTTAGTCTTTGATATCAGACCAAGAAAGGCAAGAGGAGAATTTGTATCTCATCCTGTGCATAAAAACAGAACAATTGCATTGTATGTTCCAGATGCAGTTATATCACAGGCTGCCGTGACATATAGAAACGAGGGTGTTAATACATTTCAGAGAACTATAGATGATTTGATAACTAATTTCGAAGGATTCGATGGTAGTATTACTGAAGGCGCTAAGAAAATGGGAACAAAGTTCTTACAAAATGCAGTCAACACCATGCAAGGTGGTTTAACGAATCTAAAAGCTGGTCGTGCAAGTAATCCATTACAAGAACAATTCTTAGATGGTGTTCCTTTTAGGTCATGGGACTTTACATTTGACTTTTGGGCCAAATCAGCAGACGAAGCTGCAATGGTAAACGAAATTATCTACACATTCAGAAGTTCTATGTTACCAGATGCATACTCAGAAAGTTTTGATATAACAAAAGATGGTGAAGGTATGTTTGGTAAAGATTTTGACCCTAAGATGAAAGAGGTAGTAAAAGATGCGGACCTAAACGCAAGTTATTTTAATTATCCGAATGTATTTGAAATATCATTTGAAGGTCCAATGGGAAGTAAAGTAGATGGTTTCTTACCTGCTGTTTGTACAAACGCACAGGTAGACTATACTGGTGGTCAGAAGTTCTCAACATTTGCTGATGGTAATCCTGTTCATATACAGTTGACACTTAACTTCTTAGAGATTAAGACTATGACTCTTGGTAATTATGAATCAATTAGTCCTACTGCTGTTTATGATGGTAGTAGACCATACACAACCGATACAGCATTTAACGCATCGTCAAGTGCAAACGAAGAATACAAAGACACGATAGATAAACCACACTCAGAGGATCCAGATGGCTGATAAATTTTTTAGTAATTTTCCAGAAATTCAATATCAACTTGCTGATGGTAGGATTGTATACATCAAAGACTTCTTTAGAAAGTCTAAGATAGAACAAGAATCAGTAAACTCATTAGTAGAGTATGAACTATACTCATTGACCGATGGTGAAAGACCAGACACACTTGCAACGAAGATGTATGGTAATGGTAATCTACATTGGACATTCTTTCTTGTCAATGACATAGAAAACTATTATGATTGGCATAAAGATGTTGGTACATTTGAACGATACATTGATAAAAAATATCCAGGTCAGTATGCTATAGGAACTACAACTGCTGAGATTGTATCTGCCAAATCATTTACAGGTGATGTTGCTAATAAGTTTTTACTAGGCGAAAAGGTCACAAGTGTATCAGCAGAAGGAAGAATTATAACTGTTGAACCTGAAAAATACAGAATTGCAATTGAGACTGTATCAGGAAGTTTTGTCTCAGGCGAAACAATAACAGGTAAAGTTTCAACAAGAACATTTACACCAAGTTCAATAATCAATCATAGAGATGGCGTAAAGTATTATGAGAACGCAGACGGTCTTAGAAAGAATCAATCCGCTGTAGGCTACACTTCAAAAACAATCTATGATTGCGAATACGATTTAAACGAATCTAAGAGACATATAAAAGTCATCTCACCCAATATCATAAACAACATAGTGAGAAGATTTGAAAAAGTAATGACATCATGAGTAATAATTATCAACAAGGCGAACTTGTTGTTGATTCAGTATCTATAGTAAATCCAGAAAAGGAATCAGTAGATATACTTGGATTAACATCTAACATAACCATATACGAATCAATAGATAAACCATTCTTGTCTGGTCGTATAACTGTTGTTGATGGTTTAGATATTATCAAAAACTATAAACTAGTTGGTCAAGAATCACTCACAATTAAAGTGAGACAAAGAGAAGGTTCAAATGATGAGATGTCATCACCAGAATTTTCTATTGATAAAGTATTCAGAATTTACAGTGTCACTAACATTAAAACAATTGACCAAATTACTAAATCATATGTACTACATTTTGTAGACCCCAAATTCTTTATATGTCATAAGACTAAAATTAATCAAACTCTTCGTGGTTCATATTCTAATATGTTGCTACAAGTCTTAGAAGAGAACGGAGGTTTCAAAACACTTCCTAAAGTTGGTTATGATAAATGGGACGAAACAGAACCAGGACATCATCAAGTAGTTGTACCAAATTGGAACATTAATAAGTTCATAAGTTTTATATGTGAAAATGCAGAGTTGAAATCAAACAAATCTTGGAAGAATAGTATGTTCTTTTATCAAACTCTTAGTGGTGAATTTAGATTTGATGGTTTTCAGAGTATGGTCGCAAGAGAATTTCCTATAGGGTTTGACTACTATCCAAGAAACAATGTTTCTACTGAAGACCATGACTTAAATGAAGAATTTATTGGATTGAATACTCAAATAATAA